ATTTAGAATATTTAAGGTCTATTTGGCCAAAAGATAATAAATGTCCTATTTTAAGATACACAATGAGGCCATGCCAAGGGAAACTTGGGGGAAATAATTACTCACCTACACTAGATAGGATTAATCCAAAACTAGGTTATGTAAAAGGTAATGTAGAGTGGGTATGTGGTTTAGCTAATAAGATGATGAGTAATGCTAGTGGTGAAGATTTAGTAAGATTTAGTAAATGGATAAATATAAGATATAATAATATAACATAGAGAGGTAATAAGATGGGTAAAGATACAACGTTTATAAAACATATAGGATGTGATTCTTGTGGTAGCAGCGATGCTAATGCAGTTTACAGCGATGGTAGTGCATACTGTTTTAGTTGTAAAAAGACACAAGCAAAAGAAACACAAGATACAGAAGTTGATTTTAGTGTTGTGCAAACTAATTTAAATTTAGATGAGATTAGTGAGTTACCTATAGATACTTTTAGAAATATATCTAAAAAAGTTTTATATAATGCTGGTGTTAAAGTTGAGTATGATGAGAATAGAAATATTGTTAGTCACTATTACCCAATAACAATTAATAAAAAGGTTAAAGCGTATAAAAAAAGAATAGTAGCAACTAAAGATTTTAGAGTTGTAGGTAAAGCTGAAGTACCTGAATTATTTAATCAAGTTAATTGTGGTAAATATAAAAACTTAGTTATCACTGAAGGTGAAATAGATTGTTTATCTATATTAGAAATGCTTACAAAAGCTAAAGCACAATTTGATGTGGTTAGTATTGTTAATGGTGCACCAAGTGCTAGAAGAAATATTGCTAGTAACCTAGACTTCGTAAATAACTACCAGAAAGTTTTTATAGCTTTTGATAATGATAAACCAGGAATTGAGGCAGCAAATGATGTTTCACACATAATTAAACCTGGGAAATCTTTTATTGTTAATAGTGTTTATAAAGACGCAAACGATGCTTTATGTAAAGAGCAATCTGAGGCTTATCTTAAAAGTATATGGGGTGCTAAAGTTTATAAGCCTGATAATTTTGTTTCAGGTGAGAAGATTTGGAAAGCATTTAAAGAAAGATCTGAAGTTAAATCAGTGCCTTATCCTAATTGTTTAAAAGGTTTAAATGATAAATTATTTGGAATGAGATTAGGTGAGATAACTTTATTTACATCTGGTACAGGCTCAGGTAAATCAACAGTTGTTAAAGAAACAATATTAAACTTATTAGATAAGACAGAAGATAAAATTGGTTTAATTAGTTTAGAAGAAAGTATTGGTGACACAGCAACAAGATTAATTGGTATGTCTATTAATAAAAATATTAGATTCCCAGATGATGTTACTGATGAAGAGGCTAGAGTTGGTTATGATAAAGTATTTAAAGATGAAAGACTTATCTTATTAGACCATCAAGGTTCAGTTCAAGATACTTCTTTATTAGATAGGATTGAATATTTGGCTGCATTAGGTTGTACTTATTTAATACTTGATCATATTACAATTGCAGTTTCAGAAGGAATTGATGGTGCAACAGGTAATGAAGCAGTTGATAAGGTTATGAGTTCTTTATTAAAGATTGTTAAAAGATATAATATTCACTTAACATTAATATCTCATTTAAGAAAAAGTTCAGGTGAGGGAAAAAGTTTTGAGGAAGGTATTATGCCTAACTTAGACAGTATAAAAGGAAGTGGAAGTATAAAACAAATTAGTTTTGACATTATAGGATTTGCTAGGAATATGATGGCAACTGAAAAAACAGATAGGAATATTGTAAAATTTGCTGTGTTAAAATCTAGGTTTAGTGGTGAGACTGGTCATTGTGGTCAAGCTGTCTATGATGTAAACACAGGAAGATTAAAATATAATGAATCGAATTTAGCGTTTAAAGAAGTTATTTAAACCTATACAAGTTTCGGTTAGATATTAGAACTGAAAATAAGACCAGATATGGCAACAGACTAATATGCAATGATATAAGATGGGTTATAGGCTACACCTCTCTCAAGCCTCCATCTATATCAGGAAACCGAAGTAGCTGAGCACCTACTAAAAAGGCTCACAGAATTTAAAAGGGGAAATTAAATCCCCCTTTATTAATCATTTAAAATCAACTTCTCTATTGTATGTGAACCATCGATATTGATTTCGATTTCTGCCTTGCTCTTGATACACTGGTACTTAATATTGCTATTAGGTTTTAAATTTCTTTTAGCAACACGTGAACCTTTAAGACATTCACTCATTGTGTTCTGAATTCTCGCCTCTTTAATTTCCCCATTAATTATCATCAATAGTGCTACTACTAATTCTGTCATTGATGACCTCCATTCTTATTTGCTCTTACTTTATCTTTTAATACTTCTACATCTTTTAAAAGCTTATCAGTTTGTTTTTGTAAAAATGATATATTTACTTTATTATTCATCATATCTTCAATTCTTTTTTCAATCATCTCTACAGATTTATATAAATCCTCAATTAAAAATATCTGCTCTTGGTCTACAGGTACTTGTTCACTTCTTTTTAATAAATCATTTTCAAATAATTCTCTTGATGTTTCTAATGAAACTAATCTTGAAGTTAATTCTGTATATGCAAATATTCCCATTGCTACGGCCATTATTATTCCGACCATGTTCTTAATGGGCATACTTACAGCCGTATTTTCACTTATTTTCATTGGTATTTACCTCCAAAGATAGCAAGTAGAACCATTAATATTATTAATATACTAGTAAATTTATAATTCATTTTGTACTCCAATTCTTTTCTTTTTCTTTTCATCACATTTACACCTTTCACAAGTACAGATTCCATATTCATCTGCATGTAGTGGATCTTTACAATGGCATTTATGATGGCATTTTTTACATTTCTTAGCCATTATTTTTTCCCACCTTTAAATATTTGTGTTCCTTTAATTCCATAAATAGAAGCTACTACTAATATCCATAAATTAGTAAACCACGAGGGAAGCTGTTGAAATTGTTCAAAGAATTCTTTTATCTTTGAAGCTGCACCAGGGTCGTCACTAAAAACACCATAAGCAATTACTAATATTGGCAAAGTTAATACGATTAAAACAAATTCATCTTTCCAATCCGATTGTCTTGCTTCTAATAATTTACCTTGATACGCAGTTTCACCTCTAGCCATTTTAGTAGCTGCCATGTGCTGAGCATCAGCCATAGCCATTTTAGTCTCTTGTTTCTTTTTATAGATATGTGTACCAGCATTTAATGCTAGCTTAATTGCGCTAAACCACATAATTTTCTCCTTTTTATTTTAATTGTTTAAATTTATTAAGTGCTAATTCTAAAGATAGAACAGTTTGTGCATCACCAAACATTTGTCTTGCCTGGTTTAACCTAAATTCAAAATCACCATCAGTACCACTTTTAGCACTAACATTACTTATTTCGCTATTATAATGTTCCATTGTTTTTATATCTTCTTCACTTAAAGTAGATCTTGCATAAGTAATACCTTGAAATGTAATCTTATCATTCATTATGCAGTTACTCCTAGAATTGCCTTAGTTGTATTCTTAGTATCTTTAAGATCTTTACCAGCCCCAGTAGTTTGAGAAGTTAAATCTTGATCCCAAACAGCCTCAGCAATAGCAGTATTACTTTGACTACCTGATTGAACAGTTGTTTGTGTTAAAGATGAAACTCTCATCCCTACTACAATCTGGTAATCTCCATTAGTATTAAGAAATAAACCAGCAGTATCAGGCACAGGAAATAAATTCCCACTAATTGATAATTGATGATCTGCTTCTTGTGGTTTTATCTTCCATCCATTTTGAAGGAAGAAATAAGCACCAACAAGTGTTCCAGATCCTAAACTTTCCCCACCAACTGAATTATTAAATGCAGGTTCAAATTTCATTCTCTCTGGATCATCTTTTAACCAATCTTTCCATCTTGAATAAATCTCACCAGCAGAAAATTCAAGTGTTCCTGCTGAACAGTTAATAGCTTTATTAACTCCATCGAAAGTGAAGTTACCTTGTGTATTTGACATAATTTAATCTTCCTTTCTATGGGTTATTGTATTGCCTATCAAATTGTTGTGCAATCGGAAATGTTGTGTTAGCCGTTGTATTAACATTTGTTAGTTTAATATTTTCATAATCTAAATGGTGTACTACAACATCAACAGCCGAAACATTAATACTAAAAGTTTCACTTGTACCACTATTCTCTACACCATCAACTTCAGTAGTTGTCCCTGTATCATAGATTCTTACCTCTGAATTAGTTACTAATCCTGTAAGAATTAGTGACCTATTAGCTGCAGTTATCGTAATACCAGAACCTGGAGTTGGAAGAGTTACAGTTGGATCTGTAGCAAGTGTAATAGTAGTGCTAGCTGAGTTACTATTTGTTAAAGTACCTGTTACTTTAAAGTTACTAAGTGTTATAGTTGCATCTGCAGACATATTTAATACCAGATTACCATTTATAGTTAGGCCATCTAAATCTACAGCCTCAGTAATTTCCATATCACCATTAACAGTTCCTGAAATATCTGCACCAGCGTTTATAACTTTACTTGTACCACCAAGTGACCATGTAGCTGATCCTGAAACAGAAGTTCCTAATGTAAAATTACCCATACCATTAAATGAAGCTCCGTCTAAAGTTACAGTTGCAGCATCTGATTGGCTAAAATCCCAAGGGGCTTCTGTACCCCAAGTATAAGTTCCACTAAATGTTGCAGTATCAGCAGCATTATCTCTTAGATCTAAGTAAACTCTCATTGAAGTATTAGTTAAGTGGTATCTAGGATCTCCTGCAGTAGCATCTCCTGGAGATATAAAAGAACCTCCTTCATCATCAAAAGTTGTAACTGAGTTTCCTGTACTTAGATTTCCTATAACAAATGGACAACCTACAAAGTAAATTCCATCTGAGAGCGTTGCACAATATACATGCACAATATCATCTTGGTCTGTACCATGAACAGCTAAAGGAAGATCTCCTAATTTTACACCAGTTCCATGAAGTCTTGGAGTATTAGTTGCAGATTTCTTAGTTCCAATCATAGTTGATTCAGATACATAGAACCAACCTGTGTTTGATCCTGCTTGGTTAAATCTTTTACCTTGAAAAGAATATCTTTTTACCGAGGTATCATCATAAGTTCCACTATCAAAACTTCCAGCAGCTTGAGGATCTACTAGGAATGCAGTAGGGGCAGCCCTAAACTTTCCAAATGCAGAATCCTTTCCACCGACTGTAAATACACGATAGTTTGTAGAATCACCTGTATACATTCTAACAGACAAACCATCATTAGCTACTGTGTCAATCTGAATCCTGTTTGGTGCGTTAGTTTGTGCTGCAATTACAAATAGTTCTTCACTAGACGTAAAGTCTTGTCCTGCATTTGATGATACAAATTTATATTTAAAACCACCATAGTTTCCTACTATATTAGTTTGCCAACCTTGTGCATCATTATTAATGGAGATTCCACCATTTGCTTTAACAGATAGATTTGATGTACTACCTACAGTACCAACTCGAAGTGGGTCTGCATTATGATTAGCTGTATGCGAATTAAACGCAGAGGGTAAATCAACTGCCATAATATATTCTCCTTTTTATAGTAATCATTATTTATTACGGATTTATGTAGTTTCTTTCTAAAGCAGATACCAAAGATACAACATTTGAAGTTGATCTTGCAATTGTACCTGTAGCACTTACATATTGTCCAGTAGATAAACCAATACCAATTACAGTAATAGGTGCATCATCACCAGCAGAAGCCGATCCTCTTTGTACGTTTGCATCATAGTCATATGTAAATGTTAATGAACTATTGCCAGATACAGATCCTGACATAGCAGCACTAGAGGCGTTTTGCACAACGATTGCATTATTTGTTCCAAAATCCTGTCCAGAATTATCACCAGCATTATCATTTGTAAAGAACACAGCATAAACTGCATCACTATCATTTTCTAAATTTGAACCAAAGTTCAAAGATAAAGAAGCAGTAAATGGGAATGCAATATCAAATGAAGCACCATTAGGGTTATGTAGAATATTATTAGTATCACTAGCATTAAAGTTTGTTAAATAAACTCCTTCTTCCATTTTAAGTGTATCACCTAAGAAGAAAGCTAAACTTGAAGCCGTCTTACCATTAACAGTACCATTACCATCATCAATATCACTATTTAATCTTAATTCATATTGTAGTCTTTCATAAATAGCTTCAATAGATTGACCATTACCATCCACTTCTACATCAAAATTATAACTGGTACTACCTATAGTCCTTGTTATTGGAGATGAGTGGTATTCTATTGTTATACCATTATATGGTGAACTATTAATAGTAGTATCACCTAAACTAATTTTTAAATCAGCAGAAGTTGCAAGAGGGAATCTATATACTTGGAAAGTCATATCTCCAGTAACACCAATATCTGTTAGTGATGCTTGAGCAAATTTATCACCTTGTTTTCTAGCAAATAAATTTAAAGTTCCTTTATCATCAGTTCCACCATTAGTAAATATTTTTACTGCTTGGTTAACTGCTCCTGTTAATTCAAAATCAATACCTGTTCCAGCAGTTTGAGAGTAGTATGGTTGTGTTCCAGATTCTAGAGAACCTAGAGTTATAATACCAGCCCACATTTCTTGTGTTGTTCCACCTGTATCAACTACAGCCCAACCACCAGTTCTAATTAAATGTCTAGTTGAATCATTTTTAAAATTCCAACCATCTTTAATTTCAAACTGTTCATCAGTAATAGGAGTAAATGGAAACGGATATTTAATTAAATTAGAATCAGTTTTCCATTCTTCTTTACAGAATGAGTATAAGCATTTTAAAGTTACACCATCAGTAGATAAATTACCTGCTGCTGATAGTTCAATTGTTTTATTACCTGTATCAAAAGTAACTTCCGTGTTTTGATTCAGATTATCTGGGTCTATTATTAAAGCCATGATTATTTTCTTCCTTTATTGTTGTTATGTTTGAATAATTTCATCTAATGTACCATCAGTATTATAAACAAACGTTTTTGTTATTGTTGCACCAGAAACTTCCGTTAATATAACTGTATTAACAGAATTGTCTGAATTATAAGTTATCGTTTTATAAGCATTGTTGTCATAGTCTATTCTTGAAAGCCTATCATTAGTATAAGTAAATTCAGGGCCAATATAATTTGATCCTTGACCAGTTGCACCTTGAATACCCTGAACACCTTGTATTCCTTGAATACCTTGTTCACCTTGTGGGCCTCTTTTAGGAGATACAAATATATCCTCTTTAGTATTTTTGATACTAACAGGATTAGCACTATGGTCTTTTACACTAATAGGATTAGAAGTAATATTAGCATTTAAAGTTTGCTCATTATTTTGTACCTTAACGGCATCTTTAACTTCAATATTAATATTCTTATTTGTGTTATTAACGACTATCTTGCTTGTGTTATCAGTAATATTAATAGTCATAATCTATTAAACTTTCGGCTGATATCTTATAACAAATAAAAACCTTAGAGATTTAATATCTTCACCACTTGTCCATTGAACCTTCATAACCACAACATAAGGCGTTGCTGAATCTGGGCTAGATGTAAAAGTGTTTCCCCCATTATCAAATTTAGATAACAAGTCACTAGGTACTAATAAATCAAATGTATCTGTTCCTGCGTTTCTAATTAAATCAGTTTTAGTATAACTTTGAACAGTAGCATTTGAATCTTTAGCTAAGTTATTTATAGTCAACGAACTTCTTTGATTTGTTGTACTTGCAGTAAATAATTCTGTGTTGATTGTAAATGTAGTATTAGCATCCGAAAAGTCTACAGACTCTGCAGTTGTAATAGTTTGTGTGAATTGATTACCTTCTAGAACCTCTTTAGCTACGACTTGATCTGCTCCGCCAAGATAATGTTGTATGTTTGAAACTCTCATGTTTTCTCCTATGGGTTATTTATGAGTGATATTGCTATGGCATATATCATTTTTGTTATTATTATTTTTATAGTATTTTATTAGGTAATACTTATTCTATACTATCTCGCCGTACATGGTACGTTATTTGAGCCAACTAGTGGTGCTTCTGCGAAAGCCATGTAAATTATAGTAGAACCACTTGCATTAGCATCTGCACCAGTTGATCTATTTTTAAATCCATTTGAATAAAAATCAAAAAATGTAAATGTGCTATCTGCATTACTGCTATCAGGTTGTAAATATAAATTTAAAGGATTATAAGTATTTCTCTTATTATCTACAATATACCAACCACCTGATGAATCAGTTCTTTTTAGTAATAAAAATGCTGGTCTAAATCCTGTATAAACAAATGGTCCATCAGCATTTCCATTTCCTGTGTATGAGCCAAACTTGCTGAAGCCTTGAACATCTGTCCAAACATAAAAAATATTAGTACCATTCCAAGAGTTATCAGCTCCTAGAGTAAATACCGAACTTGTAGGTGTAGTATCATTCCAAAAAGTAACACTATCTACTTTTGCCACCTCTCCATCAGC